TTTACAATCTTTGATGTTAGCTGTAATTAATAGTGAGGAAGATACAATCGACCCAAAAGACTAACGGCTGAGTTAAAAAAAGATAATTTTATGATGTTACAATTTGGTGTTGCAAAGGAATTAGGAAAGAGTTTGGCAGAGGTAAGAGATATGACGGTAGATGAAATAATTGGTTGGAGTTGTTATTTTCAAATAATTAACGAAGAACAAGAAAAAGAATTTGAAAAAGCAAAACGTAGGAGATAAGCTAAAATAAAGTAACCTTTTGTTTTATAAGTCGTGGCAACAAGAGCAGATATAGAAGTAAATGTAAAAGGCTTAAAAAAAGTACAGGAATTATCAAAACTTTTAGACAAAGTTAGTGGAAAGGTAAATCAATTAAATAAAGGAGGGGGTAAATCAGCAGATAAAAAATCAGATGCAGATCAAAGGTTTAGAAGGCAAACCCAAATACAAAATGTTCTGAATAGAACAGAAGCATTAAGAGGTAATATTCTTAAATTAAATGTAAAAGATAAAGCCGTGACAAGAGCTAAGTTAAGATTAACAAGAGCAGAAACGGCAGCTAAAAAAGGTAATTTTAATCAAGCTAAAAAATTAATTGCTACAGCACAAAATGATTTAATATTCATCAAACGTAAGTCAGATGCAATTATTAGAAATATAAAACTCACAAAACAAGAAGCTGCTGAAGCAAAAAAAGCTGCTGCTGCTAGAGGCAAAAGAATTGGAAATACTGCGAGTAGTGCAATTATTGGTGGATCTTTTCCGTTACTCTTTGGACAAACTGGTGCTGCTGCTGTTGGTGGTGGACTTGGTGGATTAGCAGGAGGAGCTATTGGAGGTCAATTTGGTTTTGCTTTGTCAATTTTAGGTACTGCCATAGGTTCTGCTATTGATGAAAGCGAAAAGTTTAACAGTTCATTAGCTAAATTAAATTCTAGGTTTAA